ATTAAGATGCTATCTGGAGTAGCAAACTCCGCCTTTAATTTCCTACCTGCTACTACATTGACTTTCCATTTTTCGGAAAGATTCATTGTTTTAATCCACACATTCTTTTGAACTTCTACTTCACTATGGTATTTGTTACCACCAGATGAGGTAAGTATTTCAACATTTTCATGTGGAAAGTTTTTCTGGATATATGAGATTAATTCGGGACCACCAGGCCACCAATCGAGTGTTTCAAAATTCTTACCTTCAATAAAGGCTTTCCAATTTTTACTAAACTCTTTCCGATCACGGTTTAAACCACCGGGTGGTTCTTTGAATAACTCAATATATCTTTTCTCAAAGTTGGCAATTACACCATCCATGTCAAGATACAATTTTTTGATTTTCATCTATAACCTTCTTCAATATCATTTTAAACTTTGTTACATCTTTTGGTAAAAACTCCGAGAACTTAATCACCTTTCGGTAGAACAATGGCCATCGAATAGTATCTTCAATTTTGTTATTCCAATTTGGCATGAAACCGAGTATTTTGTTTATAATACACAAGGTTTCAATTTCAATATCTCTCTGTAATGTTTTGGTCATTAACACAGGATATTCACCATTTGTCACTTTGAGAAATTCATTAGGATTATCAACACCGTCAAATAGTTTACGACAATCATTTTCAAAAATGTATGATAGACTTTGTATAACTTTCTGACGTTGCCGATAAATTGTTTCTGATTCTTCGGTTAACAAATCACCAACCCATATGTTTTCATTCTGTACGAAATTGGCCACAATGAACATAATTAAATCATCACGATTAGTTAAACGCCGAGACAATTTATAAAAGTGATACTTGTCTTTGCGGTTCTCAAAAGCATCTACCGAAACTTTACTCTTACCGTTATACTTAAAAAAATCATAAGTATCGGATGTAAAGTGTAATTTTAATGCTTGAAATATGCCAAACGCTTCATAACCAGTAATCATATAGGGAGTTTATTTGTTTTTTCTTTCAATAGGTTAAGTTCCATGGCTTGACTTTCAATCTTGATTTTGAGGTTACTATTAATTAAAGTAGCCGCTACTTCAAGTTCCAAACCAGTATCTTTACAATATTCTAAAATTGCTTCAAGGTAAGTATAATCAGTATTTGCAACCATCGAATCAATTGCAAATGAAAACCTCTTCATCTCATCCTTGGTCGGCATCTTTATTTCCTTTCGGACAATTTGCATCATAACAAACATGCCGAGACATGAGGTCATTATCAAGATTGCAAACCGGACATACACCTGTCGGTTGAATTTTTGCAAATGGCCAATTATTTTGTGGTAGATTACTAAAATGATCTTTATCCGATAATGATGCAACACGCAATGCTTCAAGTTCTTCGAGCTCTTCATAGATATCGATTTCATCATCTCTGATAATATCTAATTTACCATCAAGCTTAAATCCACAACCAAGAAGAAAATTCTCAAATTCTTGTAAAACATCTTCAATAATTACTGCTGAAAACTCAACAGTTTTTGTTGAAATAGGTGAACTGAAATGGTTTTCTTCGCATACAAATTTAAATTTACTCATAATATATTACCTTTCTTATTTACGACCTGATGGTGAACCCATAGAAGCTGCATGTGCTACACAAATTGTATCTCCGCTTTGTGCAAAAGAGCACCGAACTGAAATTGGATCAATACCTTTAGCAATTGCAGAATCAATATTAGCACTCATTAATTTTCGGTCATTGACATTATAGTATGTTGCGCCAATAATAATTGCAATGAAAACTATTGCGGTCGAAACAACAAAATATGTTGAATCGCTTATCTTTTTTACTTCATTCATAATTTGAAATCCTTATTAAGGTTTGCCACATCTCTGTGGTGTTTATAAAAAATATGCCGACCAATTTTTGTTGTCTTTGGTAATCCCCAATTTGGATTAACATAATCGGCATGGTAATATGTTGCACCGTGAGTAACATCACGAATAACATCATAATTCATTACTACATTTACTGCTAACTGTCTTATATCATTATACAACAGGTTGTGTACATTTGTCAAGCTTTTTGTTTCACATACCCAAGAAAATTGGCAAGTATTATTGGTTCTCTGTTTAACTACACCGCAAATATCATTACCATAAAAACCAGTTGATAATCGGTTTAATGTAACAAGTGCAACGGCAATTTTACCTTCTAGAGGTTCGTGGCCAGCTTCAAAATAAATGTTTTCGGTCAAACAATCGATTTGTTTTTGTGCCGGTTTAGATAAGTCTTGATAACGAACCTTAACTGGTATATTATATTTGTTGATTGTGGTGCTTGTGAAAGCAAACACCAAAATAATTATTGATATTAAAATACTGAAAAGTATTGATATACTTCGCATAATTTCTCCTTGTTAATTGGATGGCCGAAGCCATCCGTTCTCCAATTACGAACTTAATTTCTTTGTAATTTTTACTTCTGGTTGTGGAGTGGTTTGAGAAACAAATTGATTGAGAGCTTCCGCTTTCTTTACAATTTCTTCTTCTGTGGGAAATGCCGGTATGGCAGGGAATTCAGGTGATGTAGTACCGGCAATTTTAGCCGCATCAACCTGTGTATGCCATTGTTGACTTAAACAATCACGCTTTGTGTGATAGTCATCCGTTAGCATATCTTTGGCCATTTTTAAGAGTTCTAGCCGTATCTCATAAGGTGTCATGCTCATTTACTTCTCCTTGTGTGTGTTTGTGTTGTGATAGGTTATTCTGTTACGAGGAAACCTATCGAAACCCTAAGCAGTGTTTAGGCTGCTAATGCGAACTTATTATCGTTTGCGTTTAATTTAAATAGTTTTTACGGCTTCTCTGCCGATTCTCCATTTTTATACTTGTATGCCCTGTCGAAACCAGGTCACCCCCATCAGAAGCACATTGCCATTTTCATGTTTGCTACCGAATACTCGGATCGTCAATATGCTTTTGGTGGAGGTGGTGGGAATCGAACCCACGTCCAAAACAACTTTCTAAAAACTTCTACGAATTACTTAATATGAAAAGTGTTCCCATTACAATCAATGCAAAAATACATGCACCAATGTAAAAGTTATAATCTCTCATTTTTTTTAAATGTTTGTTTTTCATATATTATATTATACTACAATTTCTAGTGATTTGCGGTAATCTTCCACAAGTTTATCAAATTGTGCCTGGTATTTAGTCTTTTCTCTCACGAATTCCTGAGGTGTACCCTCTTCATTTGCAATTAATACCACAATCTGTTCAATCGGCAAACCAGTTAAATCTTCGAACAGGTTTGCATATGCGGTACATTGAATAAAGTAATCTTGAATCCAATCTTCACGCTTTTCTTTAATGGAGTTTTTATAATCCACAATGGATATTTTACCAGACCATTCAGCGATACAATCGGTACGACCTGCAATTTTCAATCTATCACTAAAGAGAGCCTGCTCAGTACCATAAACAACACCAACATTTTTATCAATGAGTGGTTTTAATTGCAAGAAAAAATCTTTAACATCAGGCATCAATGTTTTAATTTTCATATCCGTTAATTCATTTTTCAGATATTTCTCACAAGCATCATGTAGTTTAGTACCACGACTTGATGACCGTTTAACAATTCGATTGGCCTCTTCTTCACCAACTCTATTACGCCATTCTTTTAAGAAAGTCTTATCTTTAGCATGAGATAATATGGTGGTAACAGAATCATATTTACGGCCATCAGGTAAAACATATTTTCTACCAGATTCGGTTGTTTCTGTTACCAAATCAAATTGTAATTGTGGTAGTTTAATATGGTTAAAAATCATTTCTTATTCGCTTCTCGTTTAGCAACTCTATCTACGTGTTTCTTAATTACATTGGCAACCTTAGCATCTTTGATACCTCGTTTACCATGTTTCTCTGCAATATGACCATACTTATTATTTTCTGAAATCTTAGATAACACTTCTTTAAATCCATCAGGTACACGATTCTGTTTTGATGTTGAAACACCAGAAACAATATTGGGTGCCGATAATAATGGTTGATATTGTGGATTCTCTTTTAGAAATTCCTCTCGTTCCGACCACCTCATATTCACTTCGAATATTTCATCGGATTCAGTATCTAAAAATTCATAGGTCGGCATTTTCAGCCTTTATCACTTGCCAAAGGTCATTAAAAATATTAATAAAATGTCCGAATGAAATATTAGCTTCATCACCTAACTCAATTGTAACCTTTGCACTAAATGCTTTAATCAAAGCAGGCCTATCATCAAACTGATATGCACGACCAGAACCTGGTGCTAAGCGAGCAAGTAATTTACCACCAAATAAATCACCCATATGTCGGCAATATACATGTGCCATAATTAAGTGTTTACGGTTTTCATCTGCGGCCAACGATTCAATATAATTCAAATATGTTCTGGTTGCTTCGGTGATATCTCGTTCATATAACGGATTCAATTCATCCAAATCATCACGAATCGCTTGAGTTCTTTCGATACCATCAAGTCCTTCTAATGCACCAGTTTTTTTTGCTAACTTCTCAAGAACCGTATAGATGTGCAATAATTCATACATGTACGATACATATACTTCTTTTTTCACTTCGCCTTTAAACAGATATTTCACAAGCTCGGTGTTTTCAACCTCACGGTGTTTATCGTTTGTAATTTCTCTTAATACTGTCATAATGTTTTATACCAACTTGGTACTTCCCTTTTTTTCCAATTAGCTAAATGTGTCTTGTTATGTATATAGTAATTATGATAAGAAGCTAACGAATCTCCTGGAACTTTTACCTCGTCTGGCATTGCAGGTGTAGGTCCCGTAAATTTACCTTTAGGTATATTGGTTGGTAAT